TTAATTAATAATAAAAATTGAATTATTTTTCATATAGACATTATATTTAGCTAACAATTTTTCAATTTGTGTTTCATCATAATGTTTAGCTAAAGTAATTTCAGTTCCAAAATTAGTAGGTGTTACGTACTTAATTTTGATATTACTATCTCTTAAAATTTTCTCTGGAGATTTGCTTTTTGGAGAATCTTCTATAATTCTCGCTGGCTTTTCTTCTTCTGAAATTACCATCTCTTCAGTTAATGATCTACTAAATTTAGAAAACATGTCTGAAAAATTTCTCATTCAATTTCCTCTTATTGTGTTAAATATCATCATCTACATCTAAATCAGTTCTGTCACCAGAATCAGAACCTTCACCTGCTCCCGCATCTGAAGTACCTGACCCACTAGACTTTCTTGGTTTGTCCCAATATCTTGTCTCATCTTTATTTGCTGAATTAAATATAGTATTAATATCAGTTGATAAAAGATCAACACCTTTCATCTCAAACTTAAACAGCATTGGGTCATTATTTTCATGTAAAGGATTTGAAGTGATTCCAAATCTATTCCAAATCTCATATAGAAAATTACCTGTTTGAGGGTTGACTCTTTCTCTTAAGTCGCAAGCCATCTCACCAAAGAATAGACTTGAACGTGCTGGGAATTTTCTATCAATTAATCCAACATATACATTATTATCACTTGGATCTGGATTAATATACCAATGTGTTAAGCCTGTCTTTAAAACATATGAATCAAAATCTGCATCAGTTAATTCACCATTTGCGTATTCGCCTAATGATGCTAAACCTGCTAAATATCTGTATGGAACAATTGCCCAAGATGCAAATGTTCTAATATGCTTTGAGTTCGCCTCTAAAATACACTGATGTACTTTAAGTGTCATATTGAAGAAAATCATTTCAGCATTTAGTGGCTCTGTACAAGTAATTGAACCTCTGTCAACACACTTTTCTTTTAAGAATGTCAATAATCTTTGATTTTCTTGATTATTAGACATTGATTTTAGGATTGTGCAAAGATAACGTTTTGCTTCTCCACCATAAATGCTTTCCATATCCTGAACAGCTTCTCTAGTAATTCCGGAAGCGATAGGAACAACAGGAAATAGCTCAAAGTTTCTTCTGACTAACTCTACTTCATTAGTTGAGTTCTTTTCTCTGATATTGAAAACACCACCAATAGCGCCATGAATTTCAGAAACAACACTAATCTGTCTTGCTAAAGAAGGATATTGAGTCTGAACAAAAATCTCATTTATATTTAAATTCTGATCAACATTTGCAATGTTTCTATCACCATTGTAATTATCCTTTGGTGCATCAGGTAATGTAGAAGGGCTATCAATTTGTGCTTCGTTAATATTTTTATTTGATACCATTTTAACATCTCTTATGAAATAAATTTAATATATTTATATAATTTAAATATATAGAATCAATCCTTCACTTCGTTGTATAAATATATAATATTTATGAGGAACTTCTAATGAATGTTAATAATTTAGCTCAAAAAGTTAACGTAATAGTAGGATCTCCTGATTTAGATCTTTTACCATTCTTCGTTCAATCATTTTCACTGCCAGGCATAAGTTTTGGATTACCAGAAGCCGGTGGTAGATCAGGAACTAAAAATCTTTTTGCTTCAGATACTATTTCATTCAATGATATTTCATTTAGTGTTTTAATTGATGAAGACTTTAAAGTTTATTTTGAATTTATGGATAAAGTATTTAAAGCCATGAATGTAGAAAAATCTTCTTTTAGTAATGATGTTGTTTTCAACTTATTCATGGTAATGACAAACAATAAAGGTATACCTATCTTTAAGTACGATATATACAACTGCAGAGTTCAATCAGTTGGTGATGTAGATATTAACTTGTCTGATGATGCAGTTACTAATACTTTTGATGTAGGAATTAAATACGAATATTTCAAGAGAACAACTGATCAAAGTGAACTAAGAGATTTTTTAGAAAAGATTAAAGATCCAAGAAGCGTATAATGAATATTGTTAAAACATTGAATTATGACTGTACTTTATGTACTGCTTTGAATGCAAATCACGGTGTTTCTGGTCATCTGTATGAAGTAATTGAGTATTTTTATTACTTGAGATTTATGCATGATGTTAATACATGTATAGTAATTCCTTATGAATTTAGCAAGGAAGAATTTTTAAAAGCACTTAAAACAAAGTATACGTTTACTGATGAAGAAATAGAAATTTATTTAAATAATATTATTATTAATAATAATATAAAAGTATTAATTTCAAATACAGTCATTTTTACTGATGGTTCAATGTTTAATTGTTTGGATTACGAAATTGATTTATTACATAAAGCATATACAGTAATTGCCAAAAATAAAATTTTTATTAGATGTAATAATCCGGAAACTTTAGATAAAGCGGATATTGTTTTACAGGATTCAAGACTATATGATGATTGTAAAAATTCAGTTCATTATGTCAAAAAGATTTTATTCGATAAGTTGAAAAAACCAGTTGTAAATTGTACAAATACTGCAATGTTGTACTTAACATCAAATTGTAGATATCTTAAGTACGATGAACTAGTAGCTCTTAAGAATAAATATAATTATAATTTTATTGTATTAAGTAATAAAACCGATTATAAAATTCCTTCGGGATTTAAATTATATGAAGTTCCTTGTCAAAATATGTTTGATAAATTTAACACTTACATATATACACATTTGTCAGGAACTTGTGGAAATGATTGCAGTCCAAGATTCGTTCCTGAATGTTATTACTTCAATAAAGAAGTTATATTCGATATAGATGAAATGTACCCTGGCTTAAAAGTTAGAGTGCATGATATTGAAACAAAAGGAATTGAGTCCTTGCATTTAACAAAAGATGACCCTTTAATAAATTATATTTAAATGTATTTAAAATGTATTTAAAAATGGAAGATTTAAAACGTAAGCAAATTTTAAGTGCATATGGTGTTAAGCCTTTACTTAATGAGAGAAGATGCGAAAGAGTAAAAGTATTTACTGGTCCTGCATGTAATCATAATTGTGTATTTTGTTATTACAAAAATAGACTTCATGAAAAGTTTACTTTTGATATGATTAAGGAAAGAATTGATATCGCTTATGAATACGGATGTAGAGATGTAGATCTAAGTGGTGGTGAAGCATCAATTAGAAAAGATTTCTTTGATATTTTAGACTATTGTACTTCTAAAGGTATGAAAGTTTCAACTGTAAGTAATGGTTGGAAATTTGCTGATTTCGATTTTATCAAAGAAGCTCATAAACACGGACTTAATGAGATCTTATTTAGTTTACATGGTTCAAATCCAGACTTACATGATGATATTGTTAAACACAAAGGTGCGTTTAAGAGACTAATTCAAGCAATTAAAAATGCACAAGAATTAGGAATGCTTGTAAGAATTAATTGTACAATATTCTCACAAAATGCAAAAAGCCTAGAAGATGAATATCCTAATCTTCTTCTTAAATTAAAACCATTTGAAGTTAACTTTATTGAAGTAAATTACTGGTCTGATAATGTCAATTTCAAAACATCAAATACTGAAGAAACAGTATTTTATTTAAAGAAATGTATAGATAAAATAAAAAATAATATATTAATAAATGTAAGATATATTCCATTCTGTTATATGAAAGGATATGAAAAGTACAATACAAATTATTTCCAAATCGTTTATGACATATATGATTGGGAAATATTTGGCTATACATACCTATCAGAATGTCCGAATAATCCATTAAATCAAGCTGAAATTAAACTTGATAACTTAACAAATGAGGATAAACTTAAACTGAATTATAACGCATGTAGAGAAAATAGAATTCGCGGATTCAATAAGTACGAAGAATGCATAAAGTGCAAACATTTCTATATATGTGATGGAATTAAGAAAGCTTTGAATTCCGTTATAGAACCAAAGCCAGATACAGTGGAAGATATAAAAGATCAGATTAAAGATCCTTTATATTACAGACATAATTTCTTTGACTAATTTAGCTCTCTTACATAGACAAATAAGGTATTGTTATATGGTTCAACTTTAAAAACATCCCATTTCCAATACCTTTTGAATTTACCTTTTGGCTCATGACATATTCCTTCATCTACACCATATTTGTTATAGGCATGAACTAAAACATGTCCTTCAGCTACTTTTAAGAAATTACTTAGTTTCATACCTCTATTCCTACCAACAAAGTGCTATCTTTAACACCCATTGTTAAGATTTCATGATCCCAATATTTTTTAAATTCAGTGTGATTCTCGCTATAACTGCCCTCGAACAAAGTGCTTTCTGTAGAAGGAGTGAGTCCTTTCTTGATATTAAAGATCAGGATATTTCCATCTGAGTCGAAAAAGTCTTCTAAATCTGAAACTAGCATAATTCACCTCTCTTAATATTCTTATCTTATGATATAATTATAATATAATTAAAAATAAAAATCAAGGATTTTTTAAACTTAATTTAATTAAATATCAATACATTAACGAACTATTAGATTAAAGCAAAACTTTCTATGTGAAGGTGGATATACGGGCCAAATGTCTTCACGGACAATTCTGCCTAAATCAAAAGCAAAAATTTTCACAATCTCTTTTGAAAGTAAGTCCGGTACATTCTTTAAGGCAAATCTGTTTAAGTCATCATAGAAGAACTCTTTATTGTAACCTGTAATAGCATGAGGTGACATATGGAGTGAATTAGCATGAAGTTCATTCATATTGTGATCTTTTCTGGTCCGTAAATTCTGAAAATTTCGTTCATAGAAACCAATATAAATCTCCGAACGAACATCAACACCTTCTAAGATGATATTGTCAAATGCCTTGTCATATATGTCTAGGAATTTTCCTACTGTCATATGAGGGTGCTTAGAAAGTAAAGATGACATTGCTATTTCTTTTGCTGCATCATAGAGCATGGACTTACTCCAAGTCCCAATCTAAATCGAGATGATCGTTTTCATCTAACCACCTATCAACGTCAATCTTCTTAGACTTCTTTAAGATTTTTCTAAGAATGTGTTTCTCGTTACCGTTCCAGAGTAAACCATCTTCAAATGTTGGCGTATAATGAACCTCTTCACAGAAAGAGTAAAAACCTTCCTCAAGATTACTATCTTCAATAAGAAGATACAGATTATCCAAGTATTTCTCAAAATTCTTAGGACTTAATGTTTTCATATTTCACCTTTAAGACAATTGTTATAAATCAATTAAAACAATTGGACAATTATTAATATATTTTAAATTCCTTAAAATATTTATCTCAAGGTAGTAATCTGCTTCTTCAGGATCAATGCCGGCATCAATAAGATCATCTCTCATTAAACTTAATGAATACACTAACTTTTTTGAAGATGCGTCAAACCCGACAATACCATCAACAAATTCATCCTGTAAAAATACACAGTCTTTAAATTCAGGATTATATAATATAAATTCTTCATTATTTTTCATTTTATTCATCCAGTAATTTCATGTCTCTTGTAATTTCTCTTAAATCAAAGAAACTGTATTTAACATTAAACTTATCGCTCGGAATTTTGTTTAAAATAGCATCAACTTCTTTTGGTGACATATCCCAGAACTGCCAAGGAATTAAGATTTTATACATATAACAACCATCGGACATCTCTAAGATATATCCGGTATAATCATCATCATAGTAGATCATATCAAACGAGTAATCAGGGAGGTTTAGCTTCTCTGTAATCTGATCACCAACTTTAGAGAAATGTCTTAATGTATTGAAAAATATATCTCTGTCGTTGAACTTAATCCATTTTTGTGGATTCGAGATGCGTCCATAACGACTTAAATATTCAACAATTTGATCATACAATTCTCCCGAAACCTGAATTGTTACAGAATTATTATTTTCATAAAAACTATCAAATGTAAGATCTTTGATAAAGTGGTCAAGACTTTTAATCATAACTGGGTTTGAAATTTCTAGTTCACATGAGTTTTCCAGATTATGAATTGTTAAGTATTTAATATTATTATAATCTAATTTAACTGATAATAACATTATAACCTCCGAATTACTTTAAATGCTCAGCAATGTACTTTTTCATATTTCTAGCAATATCTGAATCTTCATTGAGCTGATCGTCTTCCGGATCTAATTCAATTGACTGAACATCTTCAATGAACCATGGAATATTCTGAGCGATACAGGTATGTGAATCATTTGCAGTAACTCTTGTACCTGGACATGTGATAGCATCATGAACATCATCGTATCCACCGTAGCCTGCTACAACAATGAACTGAGCATATTTCTTAGGAATGTACTTAATTAAAGCTTTATCAATGCCATCGTATACATCTAAGTTAGGGTCAAATGCTTTCTTGGTAATCATTTTCTTATCTCCATATCGTATCTGAATTTATTGATGGAAAGATCTCGGAATTCTTAGTTCCTTTAGTTCAGGCTGTTAACCTTTTCTTAATCTTTCCTTATTGATGGAAAGATCTCGGAATTCTTAGTTCCTTTAGTTCAGGCTGTTAACCTTTTCTTAATCTTTCCTTATGATATAATTATAATATATTTAAAAATAAAAATCAAGGATTTTTTTAAATATTTTTAAAAATTTTTAAAAAAAAAAATATTTTTTTAGAGTTGAGCTTCTAACTTGGTGGATTTGTAATACCACTGTGTACAGCATATGGATGAGTGTGATTAACAAGTGAAATACCATTAATAACTGTATCACCACTACCACCTTGAATGTTTGTAGTGCTTCCTGATAACTTAACAGTATCACCTTGAATTTCGGTAGTAGGACCATTAGATTTAACTGTTTCAGAACCAGCAATATTAACAGCCTTAGCAGAAATATTACAGTTTCCGTTTGGTGCTTCAATTGAAATATTTGTATCAGAATTTACAACAATATCATCTTTTGCATGAATATCAATTCTTTTAATAGCATCAATCAGAATTGATCCATCTTCTTTTAGCCATAAATGGGTTCCTGATTTATGTTTAACTTCAATTCTTTCATTTCCTTTAATATCAGAAATAATAATATCATGACCTGATGCAGTATGAATATTTGTTGCATTTGTGTATTCATCACCATCTAGACTTGAGTTATAAGATGATCTACCAACATTGTCTTTTGGTGGAAATTCTTTATTTGGATCGCCAAATCCATTTATAGTTTCTGCTTTTTTATGACATGTTCCTATAACAACTGGGTGATCTTTATCTTCATTTTCATTAGTGCCTTGGAACATTACCCAAACATCGGTACCTTGATGTAATACAGAGGATATACCTACTCCACCAACTTGACCGAATTCATTACTACCAACTACATCAGCCCAGGGTAAAGACTCAACATCAGCATTTTCCGGATGTACACCTTGGATTTTTACACGAACTCGGCCCATTTTTAAAGGGTCTTTATTATCTACAACAGTTCCTGTACAAATTGACATTAGAAATTCTCCGGATTATCAAACCTACATAGTAGCAATCTCATTATATATTTATCGCCGATAAGTTTTCTTGTAACTTGTTTAACAAACCACATGCCTGATAATGTAGGATCACCTTTAACTGCTTCTTCAGCATCAACTGTTGGTGGAACAATTTCAACATTAATAAGAGTGCCTGGTGTGATTAAATTACTACCTACAGAATATACTAATAATTTATTATATTGTATCATTTCTTCAAAAGCGTCATATTTTTGTGATTCCAAGCTTTCTGAAATATTTGATGTATGAACACTTTCTTGGGTTCCTGAATTTGCAACATATAAATCTTTATACTTACTAAAATTAGAATTTAATTCTAATAGTCCTTTTAAATCATCAGGTTTTAAATTCTGATTTACTATTACACCATTTAATTGACGTTTTGATGTCTTAAAATGATATACTTTTGATGTATCTGAATCTAATCGTTTATAATCATGAATATGATACAAATAATTTTGATTTAAATTTTTATTAGTATATAATATATTAATTTTATTTAAATTAAATAATTTTGTTCCATTTAACGCAGTATTATCAGTTATTCCAAAAGACGCAAATGCAAATTTATTAATACTTCTTTGGAAGAATATTCTAATATTTGATTCCCTTAATTTTTTAAGTAAAAATTTATATACAGATCCAAACTCACCATTCTTTGATGAATCTAATGGTATTAAAAATGATGACTTAATTGAACTTGTTGAACCATTTTCAATAGGTAAACAACTTGCTCCACCAATTAAATTAATAAAACATGGAATATCTCTTAATGGATAGCTATCACCTTGTAAATATCCTTTTTCACCACCAGCAATACAGAAATGACTCATGAATATACTCATTCCAATATCATCTTTAGTACTAGAATTTGCATATTTAGATAACTCTGAATTAAATACTTGTGATTTTCTCCCATATCCTACATCAATCATTAACTTCATTCTTTCATCAGCAGATTTATCAGACTTGAAGTATTTTGACTCTAAAGTTTCAACAATTTGTTTTGCTTTATTTAATAATGATTTTAATTTATTCTTCTGTTTATCATCAGCTAAATGGTTATATTGTGATGCTGATTTAATATATTTTTTTAACCATTCGAAATAAGCAAAACATATATAATACATCAAAACAGCTGAACATGATTTATCTTTAAAACTATCACTTCTGTTAAGTCTCATCAACTCATAACTCATCAAATCCTGAACATATAGAATAATTATTTTAACACGTTCTTCATTTTTTGTTTCGATTTTAGTTGTGCAAAAATAATTTTCGATTATTCCTTGTGAGCTATAATAGTTTGCGCTGTATATGTTCTTTTGACATAATAGATGAATATCATTACAACTCCCATTGGCAATAACTCTAGAAACATCACCATTAGTATCTTCAATAGTGATTACACCTTTTACTGCTAATGAGAATGCATCTTCTATTATCTCAACATTTCTAACTAATTCGTTTGAAATATCTATTTGAGCGATACTTAATTGTACTAAATTACAAACGCTTGATATACCAAACACACCATTAACACTCTGACTCACTTCTAGCTCAACCCATTTTTATTCAATTCATTTAAAAATTCATATACGTATGTAGGTTTAATATATTTTATAATTCTTAAATTTTCATTATTGTCAGCAATTTTATCAGCTAACTTATTTCTTAATCTTTCTTTAGCTGAATCAGATAATGGTTTTTTGTAAACGTACTTTTCATAATCAGAAACCATTTTATCTGTCATCTTTTCAATAACATCAAAATCATATGGCATTTCGAATAATGGACTTCTATCATTGATTATAGCAAGAAGATCCCAAAAATCAGCAGAACCATAAATATCAAACGAAAGTTTTTCTATGTTTGTGTTATTGAGAACTTTAACATATGCAAACCATTCAGAAGGACAATCTTTTACAAATTGTTTAATTTTTAAAATATTTAAACTTTTATAATTAGATATTTTTAATAATTTATCTTTACCTTCCTTTTGAGTTAAGCCTTGTTCATCTTTTACGTACTTAGGTTCAAAATTTAATATTTTATTTTTATAATAATTCATTTTTCACCTTACTTAGTATCATTATTTGTTGATCCAATTTTATCACCATGAGTTACTCTCTTCTCAATCCATTGATCATATGGATTTAAGTAATTATCAGCATAAGTTAGAGAAGCCTCATCAAACGCTAATGATAATGTGATCTTTTTAGGAAATCCATCATAGAACAACTGCATTCCTTCTTCACCGTATTTAACATTTACTTTTGTACAAACCATTGAATCAAATCTGTACATATTCATAATACTTTTATTACTTAAATACAGATCCCAAAAGAAAGGTGGCATCATTGAAACACTTCCAGCTAGTAGCGAAGGTGAACTAAATGCTTTAATTGCGATTATGATATCTTGAATAGCTTTAGCTTCTTGTTGATTATTTGGCAAGAATGTAAATGTTAAATCCAATGATCTAGGGTTTGAACCTTTGTAATTCTGTAACTGGTGTGGTCTAACCATAGGCATTCTAACACCAATGCTATTACCGAGATTCTTTGCTGATGCGGCAGCGTCCTTAACATAACTACCAAATTTAGATTCGCCAGCTTTCGATGCGAGATTCTTTACATTATCAAAAACACCATTATCTTCCATTGCCCACTGATGACTCTGATCATCGTCGATATCATCAGGAAGAGGTAAAGTAATTGATGCTTTGGTAACTGATTCCATAGTAGAAATCTTTTTACCAACATCTGTATTCATAGCAGCATCTTTACCCTTTTCAAATCCAGATCTTAAAAACTTTGAAATACTAGTCATCATTTCTGGATCGGATGTATTCGCATTATGCATAGCAGGAACTTCACATGCAATTAATGTTATTCTTCTATGTTTGAATTCATCATCCATAATATTGGAAGGAAAATATAACTGATTAATAGCACCACCGGTATCGGACATAGTAGGAACATCACTAACACCAGAAACTAGTCCAGAAACGGAGCTAGTTATTGATCCTAATTTCTTCATTACATCGCTTGGACTTAAAGTAGTTGATCCCATTTTTTAACCTTTTAATATAATATTATATATTTATATGCTCCTTCCTAATACTATATCAGCATCTGAAGAATATAATAATGGATCAGTTACAAAATAACTTTCGATACTTGGCATATCATCTTTCTCGGAATTTGTGCTTTGATTTATAACTATATTATTTGACTGAGTTTGATTTTCTCTAGCCTCTTCATATTCCTCAAATGTTGTTCCTGCATCTCTTGATTTTTTAGGTGTAGCTGAAATTGATTCTTGAATTTCAGCATTAATGCCCGTTTCAAACTGATTAGTTCTTGGAGCAGCATTTCCTTGAGCTTGTTCTTTAGCTGCGTTAAATTCACTTGAATTTCTAGCACCTTGAACTTCAAAATGTTGTTCTTCATTCTTTCTAGGAGCTAACGGTCTAACTAATCCGTACTTAGATGCAACAGAAGCGAAATCTGCAACAACTCCGGATCCATAACCTGCACCCATAGTCTTCTCACCATTATCTGCAACTAAATCAATTGCTAATCCAGTTTGATGAGGACTAAATCCCTTAGCAGCATTTGAACGAGATGATAATTTCTTAACATCTTCAGGTGTTCTGAATGCACTTGAAATATGAACAACATGTCCTGTCTTTTGTTTAAATTCTTGTTCAGCCTGTGCTAATTTAACTAGAAGTTTAGGATCGAGTTTAGATACACTAGACCATCCGCCACCTCCGGTTTGAACTTGGTTTGCATTTACACCTAAATTCTTAAGAGTAACAATTGCTTGACTTGCTGATGTAGGAACAGCTTGTGATTCTGGAGTTCCTGAATCAGTACCTTCAGAAAGACTTGCATCACCTTCAGCTATCTTAACTGGTCCATTATAAGGTAAAGGTTGTTTCTGACCTTGAGTTGTCCCAGTATCATTAGGAATAGAAAGCTGAATATCACTTCCTGTAGTTACATTTGCATTAGCCTCTTTAGTATTTGATAATCCTTTTACTAATCCTAACTCTTGTTTAAATCTTGATACAACACCAGCATAAACTTTATCATTAGAACTCTTAAAACGACCACGTTTACCTCTTTCAGAATAGATAGCAGTTAGCCAATCTTGACCCGAAATTCCATCTTGATATGTTGCATTGAAAATTTTAGCAGCTCCACCAGGACCATGTTGAACTGCAGCAGACCACAAAGCTTCCTGTAAACCTCTATCTTTTTCAACTACATCTTTAGCATTGATTTTACTTAGTGCTAAATCATAATGAGTAGCCTTAATATACGCATGTTCTAAAGTACTTAAATCTTTTCCAGAATTAAGTTCTGCAAATTGTTTCCAAACATCTACTGAAGGACCTTTATTAGAACCAGTATTCCAAGGTAGTACCTTTCTCATCTCAGTGGCTAATCTTTGACCAAATTCTCCACCATTCTTAGCACACCAATTTAAGAATCCAGCAAATGTTCCAACTCTAGAAGCTAACTGATAAGAACCATAAGAAGTACCACCATTTGAATCATACCCGATTGCTTCAGGACCCTTAGATCCACTTTCGTACTTCTTAACATATGAACCTAAATCACCACCAGCATCAGAAATACTTACAGCTGGAATTGAACTTAAATCTAACTTCGGACCTTCTGCAACAGCAACATTAGATGTATCAGCAGTATTACCGGTATAGAAAATAGAGTTTGGATTTCCTTCAGCTTCTTCAACTGATAGATTAGCATCTCCACCTTTAACATCGCTCATATTGGAAACAAATCCGTTACCAAATAAGTTATTTTCTACATCACGTTTTAGATATGATTTTCTTTCTGCTTCTTCTAAGGCTTGAATTTTGTCTGCGTATTTAGCAACTAAATCTAACTTTTCCTGAGAATCTTCATCTAATGAACTTCCTTCGCTATTTAACTGCTCATATAATTTCTTCTTTTCTACTCCTAAGGCTTCGAACATTTGATTTCTAAGTTTTTCTAATTCGTTTGAAGATAAGTTGTCTAAATTCATAAACGAATTAAAGACTGGATCTTCACTATTAGGGATACTATCACCATATAATGCAGAACCGAGTGTTTTAATACTATTCTTAGTTGCATTGACAGAAGCTTCTTTTGATTTTTCTAAATCTATTTTTTTATTATTATATAAAGAATTTAATCTATCTAAATCTTCTTGTTCAAAATTGTTTAAGCCTATAAATTTTTCTAGATCACTAAGTGATAAATTGTTAGCTTTATCCCAATCTTTAATCTGAATTTTACCACCAAACATTCCACGAGGTTCAATAATTCCTTCAGATGTTAACTTATTATATTCATCGGGATCTTTATTAAATCCAAATGCTGAACTTATACCATTTACTAGCAATCCAGCAGGAGAATATTTAAATACAGTTGAAGCGACATTAGACATTGTATCAGAAATACTCGACTGTTTTGCTTCTACTTTCTTTATTCCTTGCTCAACATCCTTCTTGCATTCATAAAGGTGTTCGAGATCTTCTTTTGACCAATCATCTATGTCAATAATTTCCTGAATTTCACTTGGCTTTAGACCTCTAAGTTTATTCCAATCCTTAATTTCAGAATCACCGATGGAATCATGATCGATAACACCAAGTTTTTCGTACTTCTCAATTACTTTATTTCCGCCAAAGAAATTGTTAATTCCTTTAGATGCATCCTTTGAATCAACAAGTCCAAATGTTAAGCCAGATACAACACCACCTGCTGAACTTGCAGCTTTGTTTCCTAATGTTAGATCTTCATCTTTTATTCCTAAATTTGAGCTGGCATTATTCCAACCATCTATGCCATCCATTACAGCCATGCCAGCAGTAATGGCAACACCCAATGGTCCTAGTAATTTAGCACCACCTTTAAGTACACTTAACGCAGCTCTGCCTGCTCCTTTAACAGCTTTACCACCAAGTTTTCCTGCTCCTTTAGCAACATCTTTGGCTGAAATTGATTTAACTCGTGATATTTTACGCTTAGCTCTTCTAATAGCTCTTCTAGCACGTTGTCTAAGACTTCTTTTCTTTTTACTCTTAGGCTTATTTTTCTTTTTGTTCTTCTTGTCTCTATCAAAATCTATATCAAAATCAAAATCAGCATCTTCTTCAGAACTTGAAACACTTGGCAATTTAGGTGCTTCTTCCTTAATAATTTTAGAAGTTTCACCAACTGGTTTGTGTTCAATCTTCCTGATGTTTGCATGATATTCACGATTATTTAATTTACGCAATTCATCTAATATAGAATTATTAACTTTAATTAATCCATCTACATTTACTGAATTGCCCTTATCATCTTTCTGATTTTCAACTAATCCTTTAACAATTTCGCTAGCATTAGTTTCACCAACTTTATTTAAATAATCAATTAATTTATTATGAATATCATTAATTTCTTCTTTTGAGTCAGTGTCTAAATTGATCTTGCCTTTAAATTGATTATCAGCTTTTTTAGGAGTAACTTTATGACCTTGTCCTAAATTGTCTAAACTTAAATCACCATTAGTGCCATAACGATCTGAACTTTTCGAACTCTCTGAACTCTTTGAATTTTTTGAAGTAAGATCTTTAACTTTGTGCTTAGTCCAATTATTTTTATTGTCTTTATATTCTTGTAGGATATCAGCTGCAACTTCTGGACTATTCAATAATGAATTTATAGCAATCCATGCAGCCCTTTTCTTACTCAATTTAAATTCATTTCTAATTAAGTTGCCATTTTCATCATTATCAAATTCGACTTCTTTTTGAGTAACGAATTGCTTAGCGTTCCTCTTTAATTTAGCATAAAGGACCTTACTCTTCCTTGATAATGTTGAACCTTTATTTAGCTTCCCTTCAGCCATAATATACCTACATCATTTTATTTTTATTTTTATTATTTTTAAACATTTCGATTAAAAGACCATTTAATATTTTTCTTTCATATGGATACATTGAGTCAATATCCAACTTAGAATAATGACCATAATATACCATATCATTATATGTCTTAAAGAATGATGAAATGCTATCTTCGGATAAACATTTTAAACAAAATTCTATATTTCTTAAATTAATAATATTTTTACTTTTGCATTTAATGCATTTCAATTCACGCTTAAAATTAAATGTACAAATATTATTATAAATTTTTATCTTTAATAATTCGTATTCGTCAATATCCATATCATCGATATTAACATTTTTATTCAAAAAATCCTCGAAATTTTCATCAGTTAATACTTTATATGCATCATCAAAATACTTTTTGTAATCGTCATATTCTGGTGTTTCTATAATATCTAATGTTAAATCAGATGATGATATAGAATGACAATTAACACATTCAAAGTCAGTTTCAACACTTTCACCAACTGATATCTCTCTATACTTATACAATATAGCAAGCTTTTCATCTAATGTTAAGTGCTTAATTTCATTAGCAGGAAAATTAAAAATTTTAAGAATTTTATCAAGAGTATCTTCTGACTGATCCCCTAATGCATAAATCAATGCATCCTTTTCCTGATATGTTTTATATGCTTCCAATTCGAAACACTTATCTCCATATGAGAATTCGATCTTCATTTGCTAACCTCTATTACTCCCAAGATTTAGGGAAGAAGCCAGGAAAATCATTAAAATTAAACACTGTTTCTCCATGACAATGAGGGCATTCAACACTCTGAAGATTTATACAACGGAATCTAATCTTATTAAATTGTTCATAAATTGAACTATATACATCAAGATCTAAATCTTGTAAGAAATCAATTACACTTTGGAATGACATTGATGAATTGCCATTAATTGACTTAATATGTAATGCTAAATCATACAAGAATCTCTCTTGTTCATCAGTAACAGTTATAATTGTATTCTCGTAAAAGTCTCTGTTCTTGATATCTTGAATTTCTATAATTAAATCATTATATACTAATGGTTCAAAATCGCTAAAACTACAATCAATTAAATCTTCAATATCAACAGATAAATTAAAATCTTTTCCACATTCATCACATGTTAAAGTATAATTCAATTTATCCTTAACCGAAACTGATCTTATTTTCTCTAACACAAAGTTAAATTCTTCGTTATCTAATGCAACATTTTGATCTTTAATACAATTATATACAAGCGCTTTTCTTCTTTCAACATCATTGTTTGCAGCCATTAAAGATTTTCTATCCTTAACTTTCCACTTTCTGAATTCAATAGTTTTATCTCTAATAATAATTTTATATTTAAATAATGGATCATTATTTTCTAAAGTGTCAATATGCTTAACGTTAATATCCTGAATTATATCAGCGTATTTGCTATATGTTTCATCAATGAAATTATTGATCTGATTTAACTGATTAGATACTTCTTCAGCTTTGGCACTTTCAACATCTGACTTTATTAAAGTGTCTTTATCTAACTCAGAATCAAGTTCTTGAGGTTCTTGAGGTTCTTGAACTTTAGGCTCATCTTGAATAACTGAAGTATTCTCAACTTCGCCAACTCTTTCTACTTCCTTAATTTCCTCAGCTTCCTTGATTACATTTGATTTAGAACTAAATACTTCTTCAGTCTTAGCTGAAGGCGAATTGAACTTTTCCTTGATTGCTTTAAATGCATCTAAATTTGACATTGACATAATAACCTTCCATTTTTAAATTTTAATTAACATCAGCAGCACTGTATTCAATACTCTTAAATTCAACATCGAAAGAAGCAATATCAGCATCAGCATCGTTGTCAAACTTTAATCCACCAACTGATTCTACCATACAGTCATTAAATTTATATAATAATTTCTCTTCCTCACCTTCATAATCGGGTAATTTATAGATACTTACAATTGACTTATAATCATCAAAATATAATTTTTGCTGAAGTAAAAATAACTTAGAAAATACTCTATGGTAAAAATTATAATCTTGATCTCTGATTGATATAGTGAACTTTTTGGTTTCGCATTTACCTTGAGCTATTCTGTAATTATCTGCTGTATATACTTCAATACTCTGAGATGTTAAGTCAGGCACAGTGATAGAAATAACATTTAAATTAAAATTATTTCCTACCTTATTAGACCATCCCAATTCTGATTCACCCAAATTTCCTAAGTTGCCAGTTTCATTCCAATGGATTTCCACTCTGAATGTATTTGTGAGAGTCCAATGTCGTTTTTGTGCTTCTGTTACTGCTTGTGAAAGTGATATTCCTTCATTTGCCATTGTTAATCTCTTAATAAAAAATTTAATATATTTATATCAAAATTGAAATATCAAAATCAACAGTTCTTATACGCAAATATAAATATAGTAAAAAAGATCGTATTATAAAAATGTCAATACAAAAATTAGTTCATAAAGTATTACAAGATGGCGCTAGAAGTTCTAAGTTTAATTTAGAAATTTCATTTAGTTGTGCACCTAAAGATTCTGAATTTATTACTCAGACTGTACCTATGCTTGTTAAATCATCAAGCATTCCATCGAGAGGACACAAAACTATTGATATGAAATATCAAGGCAGAGTTATTCCTGTGCGCGGTCAAGTTACATATAGTAACGATTGGAAATGTACTTTTTATTTAACAGCAGATCATAGACTTAAGAAGATTTTTGAAGATTGGATTAATGGTTTAGATGAAAAGACACATTTTGAAAGTAAAATTCAAGGTGATTTAGCTAGCGTGATATCAGCACATGCAAGAACTGGCTACGCTGTTGATATGAAGATTAAACAGCTTGATTTTATGGAATCTAAAGAAACATGTGGATATATTCTTCATGGTGTATTTCCATATGAAGTGTCAGATGTATCATTAGACTATTCTGGACCTGGTGAACTTGAAACTGTTGATGTTTCTTTTAAGTACGTATGGTGGGAGGCTGTTGATGGCTAGATTTAATGTATTTCCAGATGAAAATGGAAACTGGACTAACGATAGAGGAACATCATCACAAACTTCAGCAAGATCTGGAAGTAGTTTATCTAAATCAAGTACAGATTGTGTAAGATCTAGTGCTAGTGGTGGTTCAACATTAGATTCAATAATAAACTCACTTAAGAATAAAGCAAGTTCAATTGGCGGAATTGACGGAATAGGTGCTTCTATATCAAGCATGACTGGATCACTAGGAAGTGCTTTTGAAAGCAAAATCAATAGTAGTATCCAAAGTAAATTAAATTCTGTTATCCGTGCTAATGCAAGTAAAGTTAGAGTTAATGTTGGTGATGTAGAAAATATGTTACATTTATCACAAGGTGGATTAACTCAAAAGATTGCTTCTAAGATTGTTCCTTATGATAGTATTACAAGTAGTATTAATGGTGTAATTAATAGTGCAATTGGATCTATTAGTTCTAAGGCGAACATCGGATCTATTTCTAAATCAGTTACAAACGCAGTTGATAGTATGTCTGGTTATGTTGCTAATGGTATTTCTAAGAGGGGCAAATAATGTCATATTCTGGAGATAATAACAACGCTTTAACTAATGGAAGTCTTAATGCAATTGATGAACTTAAGAACACATTAAAAGGTGGTCTTAAGAAGAGCAAATTTAGAATTGCATTTAATTTTTATGATAATAATGACTTTACTAAATACTTTGCTGATGGTGAATTAAACAGAGCTTTATCAACTTTATGTAAAGATGTTTCATTTCCTCCTAAAGATATTCAGACTGTTGAATATTGGCATCTTGGAAGAAAGTACACAATGAGAGCAGAGGCTAATACAGCAGGCACAGTTGATATTACATTTTATGAAGATTTCGAAATGACAGTTAGAAGAATATTTGATAACTGGTCTACAAAAATCGATAATCCTTTACAAACAGGTGTAAACGGAGCTCTTGGAAAATCTTTAATGGTTGATGAGTATAGATGTGATTTATGTATCCAACAATTAGATGGACATAATAATCCAGTTTATGGCTACAAATTAGTAAATGCATATGTAACAAATGTGGGTGCTATTACGTACGATAGTACTTCTGAAAATGAGTTAGTTGAATTCAACGTAACAATTACCTATTCAGATATCATTCCTTACAAAGAAAGATAGAATCTCCGCTTAGGAGATTCTTTTCTTCAATTCTTAAAAAATATAAATATATTAAAAATTTTTATAAAATGAGGAATTTATAATGGCAAGAAGTGATGGAACTTTAAATCGCTTAAAACAGCTGGTTGGTGCAGGTGCCAGAGCTAACAAGTACAGAGTTATTCTGAATTTACCATCTGTTGCTAGCGGAATTGTTGCTGCTGATGAAATTGATGTTTTGGTTACAAGTGCTGAAATGCCAGGCAAAACACTTGGAACAATCGAGCTTCATAATCAAGGCAGAAAGTTAATTATCCCTGGTGATACTGCATATGGTAATTCTTGGGCTGTTGAGATGTATCTGAATGAGACCCATGATGCTAGAAGAGCAATGTTAAAGTGGATGAAAGCATGTGATAATTTCCAAGAGAATGTTCACGCTTCTGGTGCTGCATATAGTGATTTATTAGTAACTGGTACTATTATTCAGCTTGATTCTCATGGTGAAGAAGTAGTTCGTTATACTATGCATAATATGTGGCCAAGTGAAGTTGGTGCTGAGTCAATGGGCGATGATTCTGCAGATACTATTAATAAAGTATCAGTAACATTTACTTATTCAGATTGGGTAACCGGAACTGAAGACACCGATAATCCTGATGATTATAAGGCTGCTTCTTCTGGAGATGCTCTATAATTAAGGGTTTATAATGCCAAAGAATTCAGGTGAGTTATCAGTAAAAGATAGTATTAAGGTTGTAAAAAATCTTATCAAAAATAGAAAACATATCAGGAATAATGAAATTAGGCCTGGTATTATTCTATTTACTCAGTATAGTGCTAAGTACGATAAGTTAGTTTATGACAGAACTCCTTTGGTATTGATTCTTAGAAGAGGAACTACTCATACATTAGGACTCAATTTTCATTGGGTTCCTTATAAGATGAGAATTACATTGATTCATGCAATTATGAGATTAAATAAAGCTAATATTAAAGCACAAAAACCTCTCAAGTTTGAATATAAAATGTTAAAAGCATTTTTAAAGAAAGGTGGTTATGCTCCATGTGTTAGATTATATATTAATAAAAGATTTACTCTTAATGGTTGCATTATTCCATCAACAAATTTATTAGAAGCTGCTAAATTAAATACAGCTACTTTTACTAAAGGTGTTCCTGCTGAATCAATGTATAATTTAGCTCGATATAAGAAAATATAAATATATTAAAATATTAATGGAGATTAACAATGGATACATCAATTATTAAGCTTGCAACTCAGAAAAAGTATTCTGAATTTGCAAAAGAAATCAGATCTGAATTGGCAAAAAGATTACTTAATGATCCGATTATTAAAGAGTACAATCGCAGAATTGATTACTACAAAACAGTAAGAGATAATTTAAACAATATTCCTAGAATGGATAGTCACAGGGTGTAATGATGAATCAATTATTTTTTGATATAGATTCTCAGCCAGAGTTTGTTGTAGAAGAGAACATTAACGAAGCAACTGGTAAAACAGAAAAGACATATAAAGTTAAAGGTATTTTCTCAACTATTGGTGAGAGAAATCGTAATGGAAGAGTTTATCCAAAGAATCTATGGGAGAACGAAGTTAAGAAGTATCAGGAGAACTTTGCTAACGGTTCCATTAATTGTTTAATGGAGTGGGAGCATCCCGCAAGAACTGAAGTTGATCCTATGAGAGCAGTTGGTAAGATTAACTCATTAAAGATTGAAGGCAAGTATGTTATGGGTGAAGCAGTTCTTCTGAATAATCCACAAGCAAATCAGCTAAAATCTTTAATTGATAATGGTGTTAAAATTTCAGTATCTTCAAGAGGTACTGGTAATGTTCATAATGGTGTTGTTGAAGAGTTCAACTTAATCACTTATGACTTTGTTCCAAATCCTTCAGACTACAATGCTACAATGAATGGTATGTGTGAGTCTCATCAATTAAATGAAGGTGTTGTACAAGATTTATACTTTACTTTAGACAAGTATGGTAATATCGTTCCTTCTAAGCAGGATGTTAACGAATCAGTTAAGCCTGTTGATGTTCCTAAGCCAGTTGAGTCTGTAGCTATGGACGATGATGAAAATGAAGATATTAAGGAAAATGCAGAGGATACACAAGAGTTATATTCTTCAGAAGATATTGCTAAAGCAATTGAAAGAAAGTTTGCTGATGCTTTAGATGAGGCAATTAATGGTACTTCTAAAGGAAATTTAGCAAATGAACTTTCTGAAAAAGTTCAGAATGGTGAGATTGTAATTGAAGATCCTTATAATTATGAGATTAGATACTTGGTAAATAATAAAGGATTTATAAATGAATCCAACTTAGCAAAAGTTGATTTCAAAAAGATTGCAAGATCATTGAAAGAGAATTCCGAGTTTACCTCTTTAGATAATGTTAAATTCATTAAGATGGAAAACTATAAAGTAACTGAAATCAAGTAACTTAGGAATTAAAATCAGTTGAATTTATGAAAAATGATCGAATTCAATTGATTTTTTAAAATTAAAATATTTTTTTATAAATAATTTAAAATTTTTAAAATTGGAGAAAAAAATGCTAGAAAAACTTTTTGAGTCTTTAGATGAAAAGGTTTTCACTCCTGATTTGAAAAATCGCCTTGAGGAGAGATTTCAGGATGCAGTTGAGGAAAGAGCTCGTGAGATGATTTCTGAGAGTGTACAGGAAAGAATTAACTTTATTAATGAAAAGTCTGAAGAGTATAGTGATAAGTGTGAAGCTGAGTATCAAGAAAAGATTGATGAGCTTGAGGATAAGGCTGAAGAGTACGTAAAAGAGAAAGAGGAAGAGATGGTTGAACATGTTTCCGCTTATCTTGATCGTGTAGTTGAGAAGTTCGTACGTGAAGCTGAGGAAGAGCTTGTTAAGGGTGTTGAAGATGCTAAGGCTTCTGCAGTAACTGAGGCATTTAGTAAGTTTGCTAAATTAGCTGGTGTTGAAGTTGCTGATATTGTTGAAGCTAAGGAAGAGGGTTCTTTAGAGACTCAGTTAGAAGATGCTGAGGAAGAGAACGATAAGCTAACAAATGAGAATATTAGACTTCAGAAGAAGCTTCGTGAAGCTGAAGAGAATATCGATGATCTGTTAAAGGCTGGTTATATCAATCAGGTTATTGCAGATTCAGATATGACTGATGTTCAGGCTGAGAAGTTTGAGAAGTTAGCTGAGATGGTTCCATTTGAACGTTCTAAGTCTTACATCAAGAAGATCAAGGCTGTATTAGAGTCAGTTCTAGATCATGAAGTTGAAGAGGACGATGAAGACGTTGAAGAGGACGATGAAGTTGATACAAAGAAAGACGTCAACGAGAGCGTAGTTTCAGATGCACAGCGTTGGAAGAACTTTTTATAATTTTTTTAGAAAATTATAAATAAAATAAAATATTAAAAAGATTTGGAGATTTTAATAAAATGATTTTAAATGAACAGTTTGTAGAGAACCTTGTTGAGTCTGACAAGTATGGTAAGGTAGACCCAATTTTCAAAGGTGTTTTATCTAATCTGCTTTTAAACGAGGCTAAGCTATGCAAGGGTGAGATTGTTGATGAGTCTTCATTAGCAGGCGATATTGCAACCTTCACTCCTATTCTAATGCCTCTGGTACGTAGAGTATTCCCTAATTTAATCGCTAATGAGTTACTAGGTGTTCAGCCTATGTCAACTCCAACCGGTTATATCTATGCTTTAGTTAATAACTATATTGGTGATGGTCTAAATCAGGCAAATCCAAATAGAAATGCATTCGTAGTTGAGACTGATTTCGTTCCAGTTGTAACTGACGGTGTTGTAACTCAGGCAAATCTTGATGTAACTGTAGGTTCAACTATTTTCTCAACTGGTAAAGTTCTATATGTTGAGGGTGGTAAGGTATTAGTTGGCTATACTGGCACAACTCGCCCAGCTGTTAAGGTTGGTGATACTGTTAAGGAAGGCGTAAAGGTAACTGGTCTATATACTAATGAGGCTGCTTTCTATCGTATCTTCAAGAACTATACTGGTACTTATCAGACCGCTGTTGCTGAGCAGTTAGGCGATGATATGAAGGAAGTTGGATTCTCAGTAACCAAGAAGTCAATCGAAGCTAAGTCAAGAGCTTTAAAGGGTCGTTACACTGTTGAGATGTATCAGGATCTTAAGAGCCAGCATGGCTTAGATGCTGATCAGGAACTTATCTCTCTGATGTCTTATGAGATTCAGGCTGAGACTGATCGTGATGTAGTTGACTTTGTTAACAATAACTCTAAGGTATGCCCAGATGTAACCTTCCAGGCTCCAACAGTTGCCGCAGTAGGTCGTGGTGTATGGGATATCGAGAACTATCGTGCATTAGGTATTAGAATCGCTAAGGAATCTGCTTTAGTTGGTTTAGAGACCAAGCGCGGTCAGGGTAATATCCTTCTTGTATCTCCTAAGGTTGAAGTAATGTTAGAGCAGTTAGGTGGATTTAAGCCATTTGAGGTTGCTTCAGATCTTCAGTTCCAGAGTGCAGGTGGTGTTGCTGGTACCTTTGATAATAAGTATAAGGTAATTGTTGATCAGTATGCTAAGAACGATTACGTTAACGTAATTTACAAGGGTGCTGATAGACGTGATGCAATGGGCTTCTTTGCTCCATATGTTCCATTGAGCTTCACTAAGGTAACAATGCAAGAATCAGGTCAGCCTGGCGTAATTGCTAAGACCAGATATGCATTAGCTACTATCCCTGGTGTATCAGATCCTAACAGCAATGATAGAGCTCAGGCTTATGCACATCAGTTTACTGTTGATGCAACTAATACTTTACTTGCTGGTGCAGGTGACTATAAGTTAGGTGCTATCTAATCTAGCATTAAAAAGTTCCTAGAAATAGGAACTTTATTATAAAAAGAATAAAAATATAATAATAACCTCCTATGATATTTTTTATACCTCTTATTTTTTTAAGAGGTATTTTTTTTGTTAGGAGTTTAAATTAAAATTTATATTATAATAATATAATATTATATTAATATATTAATATATTAATTATCTTTTTTCATTCATTGCTTTAGCAGTTGAAATAATACTTTGTACATCTCTAAAGAAATCAATGCAATTCTTTTCAAAATTTTCCTGATTTTCAGGATTATAAGGCATTTCTTCATATATCTCAATTGCACTAACACAATCTGAAATTCTTGACAAGTATTTTCTTAAATCCAGTTCACTTAAATTTTCAAACTGCATATAAATCCTTCAAATTACTTTCTGAAATAATTAACAACATCAATCCATGAACCTGATACAACTAAATTACCATTAATTGATAATTCAGACATACCATTTTCTGAATTCTTATGTGTAATTTCAAACACATTATTTCCTGAATTTACAACAATAACGTCATAACTATTTCCAGTTGATTTAATATTCTTAAAAGAAACTTCACTATCCTTACCAAACAGCTTCTTTACGTCATTAGTATATAACTTATTTAATTTAACTAATAATACTTTTGCCTTATTTCCTAATGAGGAATCTTTACATGTATATTCAGTCCAATATTGCTTTGCATCATCAACTGAAGTAAAATATGTCTTCTGTAATAAATTAGATAACTTTAATTTCACTTTAACCTCCATTAAGGCTCATTAAAGAGCCTTTACATCATTAACCCACATTTCCTCTAACTTTAAGGAAATTGTCTTATCAAGTTCCGCTTTACGTTCTTTAATTGAGTTCAAAAGTTCAGTAAGTTTTTCATCTGTTAATGAATACACTGGCATTCTTAACAAATAATCGTAATTTCCTTCGAATTTAATAATCTTCTCAATTTTCTCAAGATCATTTACGATATCAGCCTTCTTTCGCTTCTGAACAACTATATTACCATCTACTATACCCTTAACGAATGTATACTTAGATGCAAGTAATCTAATATCATCAGTAATTGACTTAACTAAGAAATCTTTACGTTTCTGAATGTACTGAATCTTAACACCATAGTAGTAATCAAAGATTTCTCTAGCTGTATCGAAAATCACAATTCTATTATTCTCATTAATACATGTGTAATTTTCAGTTACTGTTTTAACTAGTTTAAACTTTTCTAATAAATTAAATGCGCTAAACTTCTCGATATCTTTCTTCAACATTCTGATTTCGAACTTATAATTGTCCTTATCAGATAAATCCTTATATGAAAGAATAAACTTATCATCTTCTAATTTATCAAGAATCTTGCAATACTGTTTCAGTTCATATCCAACAGGAATCTCAGAAATCAATAAATGAGTCTGATCTTTCTTTTCGATTTTACCCTCAATAAGCCACTGATTTGGACCATCACCCTTTCGAATTGTGCCCTTATATCCCTTATAAAAAGGTGTTAGTGCATCGTGATAATCATCGTCAGTTACTTTCTTACCTGATAACTTCTTCAGCAATAACTTCTTGATTTTCTCAGGATCTCTTGGAAGGATTTTCTGAGCGAAACCTGTACTTAAACCTTCTGAACCATTAATTAGCAATAATGGTAATGAAGGGACATAGAACATTGGCTCAATCTTTTCGCCTTCAAAAGTCTGATTTCTTAAAATTTCTCTGTCATCTGGATTAAATAACTTAAAGAAAATATCCTCACCAGAACTAAAGATATATCTAGGTGCAGCTGGATCCTGTGTGAATCTTGAACCAAAGTTACCTTCAGCTTTCATTAACGGAATATTATTTGTTCCTACAAATCTGCGAGCTAATGAAACAATCACACCAGGCAGAGATGCATCACCATGCAAATAATCAGAAAATTCTGCAATTTTTGAAGCAAGCTGTGAAACTTTTACATTCTCTTTAATTTTCTTTTCTTGAATTGTATATGCAACTTTTCTTGATGCATTCTTAAATCCATCAACTACTGATGCAATTTTTCTTAAATTATCATATGAAGCATAATCACATAACTCTGAATTTAAGAAATTTTCAATTTTAATAGTTCTCATTTATGACCCTTAATTATTTTAAAATATATTTTAAATATCTACTATATTAAATTGGAATGAATAGTCTGGAGCTTTCACTCTCTGAAGAATTTTCTGCGTATAGTAATCTCTGATAATTATTTTACCATCTTCGACTCTATAATCTAACGAACTGTTACATGCTTTGCTGTTTAATTTAACGTACTTAGCCTTGCCTGTATAGTAATCTCTGATCTCTAACTTTCTCATTTCTTATCTCCTTTACATCATTGCAAGAATTCTGGTTTCTTCTTCAGTTCCAACAAATTCTACATCGTTATTTAGGTTTAAAATTTCCTTTGTTAATTTACCAAGTTTTAAGAATTTAGCATTATGTTCAAAGCAACCCCTAACTGTGTGAATTAATTCATGAGCAATTGTATTTCTAATTAACTCAAGTTCTACTGAATTCTTCAAATTTAATTTGAGAATATTAGGATTCAGTGAAATAACACTACAATTTGTACTTTTTGAATTTCCTAATATTAGGTATCCATCAGTTGAATCTATATCCATTTTGTTTGCACAAAATGCAAAGATATCTTTCATATCTGATTTTGATATGTTGAAATCTACAACTACATTCTTTGAAATTTTGATATCATTCTCTAGCATGCTGGAGTAGATACTTTCAAATAATTCATATATGTCTGATTTCTTAATCATTTTGAATCCTATTCAATTCCTTTTCTTATCTTATGATATAATTATAATATAATATAAAATAAAAATCAAGGATTTTTTAAAATATTTTTAAAAAAATATTAAGGAAAAATATTGATTTTTATTTTAGAAATGATATAATTAAAAATGATTGAAGTCAAACACGAAAATCCATATTAATTGTCTAAATTTTAAAATTGAATTTCAACAAATTATAATGAATTTAGTTTTAAATATTTTTTAAATATATTTAAATATATTAATAAAAATGATTATAGAATTCATAAAAAGAAGATTTAAAACTGATTGCAATTTTTTAAATGGAAATTGCTACTATTTTGCAGTTATTTTAAAGGCACGTTTTCCGGAAGGTGATATTTACTATGATGTTGTAAACGGACATTTTGTATTTAAGTATAAAGGTAAATTTTACGATTTTACAGGTGAAACTAAAGTTGATACACCTGTAAAATGGGATGATTTTGATTCGTATGATACTTTCCAAAAACAAAGAGTAATAGAAGGGTGTATTCTATAACTTATTCTGTTCCAGATTCATCCTTCGGACCATTTCTTAGAATGTCAATATAATCTTCAAGCTGTTTAATACGCATATCATATGTTTGAAGAATTGCCATGAATTCGGTCTGTTTATTTTCGAATATATTTAATTTATTAATATTATCTTCTATATCATTGGTATTATTTCTAACTTTAGTATTTAAATCTAAAATTGAATTTGCATTATTTTTAACACTTAGATCTAAGTTATTAATGTCAACATTTATCTTTGTAATCTTGTCTGAATGATCAGCTAAAGTTCTTGTATTTTCTTGAACACTTAATAAAATTTGTGAAACAGTTGCGTTCAGCGCTTCTATATCAGTTTTATTAGCGCTAATCTTATTTCTAATTAATTCAATCTCTGAATCAGATGTAACTTGATCAATTAATGTTTGAATAAAAGGAACCCAAGTTCCTGTTTTATCACGTAAAGGATCAACAACACCTTTTATTGAATCTGGTCCGTTTATACTTAAAGCCCTATA